CATCTGCATCATGACGTCGGCGCATTCCGCGAAGTCCCGGAATTCGTGCGCGATGATCCCAAACATCGAAGCCTCGTCTGCGCCTTGCGTCTGGACAGAATGAAGCTCCGCATCGGGGAACGCCGTCGCCAGAAGCTCGAGCGGGACCTCGCGCGGATAGTCGTCGTCGTGCGCTACGCCGACCGACCACGCAATCCCGATCCTGCGCCGATCCCCGCCATGCCCGCGCGCTCCGGCGCGGAGATAGGGAGGCGCGGGCATTTCATATCCCGGCAGGAACCGGAGGAGATGGAGGAACGAGCAAAAGTAAACGGGCTCCATGACCCCGCCAAGGGAACCAACGGGAGCGAATTGACTAGCGAGACGAGTGAGCTCCGGACGACAGATGATCAAAACCTCCGCGCCCATCGCAAACAATGTCGGGACGTATCGGAGCATCATAATCGTATCGCCGAAACCGTGATCATCCAGGAGGACGAGACCACGACCGCCAAGGTCCTCGCCGTTCCAGGGTCGCAGGCCGCGCGCGATTGCCGCGCGATGCATCGGCCGCATGAACCGCTCCGAATGGCGCTCGACCTGGAGGAGATCGTCGAGCCCTTCCGACCAGCGACCGAGATGGAGGAACGCAAACGCGCGATTGAATTGCGCGACGTCCGTCGGCGCGAGGGAGAGCGCGGCATTGCTTCGCGCCAATGCTCCCTCGAATTCGCTATCGCGCATGAAGTCCCGCGCAAGCTCGACGTTGCGGAGATATTCCGTGACGACCCGCGGCTCCGGCTCCGGGACCTGGCGCTTGCCGATGGGCTGGCCGCCGCGCGTGACGATGATCTCCTCCGGGACGCGGGCGCGCTTGCCGTCCTGGCCCTTCACGTCCAGGACCTCGCCGACTTGCGTCAATCCCCGCCATCCGGTCTCGGTCTCCTCGCACGCGAGGAGCGGAGCAAGCTCGGCGAGCGGATCGCCGAAACCAGCCTTTTGCAGAATGAGCGGCATGATCGTCTCCAGCCTCTAGCCAATCATTGACGACACATCGATCTCTTGCGTGCGGTCGCGCGCGCGAAGGCCCAACATCATTGCGAGCGCGACCGCGCCGTCAATCCGAAACCGCGCCTTGTCCTTGTCGAGCTTGCGATTGCCCGACGGGTCCATCGTCGCGACCGCGTTCGCGATGTTCCAATTCAAGACTGGGTTGTTCGGGTGCACGAGCTTGCGATCCGTGATGGCAAGCTCGAATGCATCGATGGCCGGAGCCATGTCCCGGAAGCCCTGTCCCCATGGCACGATGCGGACGCCCGCGCCTGGAATATACGCGCGGACCCGCTTCTCGCCCTCGCTCTCGTCCTTGTAGGACTGGAGGCCGATGGCGTCGAAATAACGGAGGAGGTCATGCATGCGCCAGCGATCATAGGCGAGGCCGCGGATCGTGTAGCGAGAATGAAGCTCCGCGATCTGCAACGCGACGACCTCCGGATTGATGCTCCGCCCCGGGCTCGTCAACAGATGACCCTCCGCGGCCCAGAGCGAATAGCGCAGATTGCCCGTCCCGAAGTCCCGGTTTGAATGCTCGACCAGAAGCTCCGCCGGTTTCCACAGGAACGCCTTGATGCGCGCCGGATCGGCGGCTGATCCCATGATGAGTGCGCTTAGATCGATCACGCTCGACAGGTCGAGTCCGAGATAGACCTCCTCGCCGTCCTCGAATTCGACCTCGCCCGCGCACGCCATCCAATCGGCGCGCGAGATCAATGTCGCCGTGGGCGAGACGCGCTGATTCAAAAACAGGTTGCGGACCTTCGGCTCCTCCGCCGGCATGCGGATCGCCTTGCGGATCGCGGTCTCGAGGTCCTCGCGGTCGCGGAAAACATCGAGCGCCGGATTTGCACGCTTCCATTCCGCCTCGTCCTCGAGATCGCAATCCTCCTTCGCGGCGAACAGATGACAGATGATCGAGGGATCGGATTCGGAGAGCGCGTCGTCGATCAAACGCGACAAAATATGCTCCGGGTCGTTCGATTGAGTCGAGATCACGATAAAGAGCGGCTCGCGCCTTGCGCCGAAGGACGTGTCCAGCACGTCATAGAGATCGCGATTTTTTGCTTGCGCGAGCTCATCGTAGATAACGACGCTCGGCATGTAACCGTGCTTCGTTCCCGCCTCCGCCGACACCGCGCGATAGATCGATCCGGTCGGACGCGCGACCATGGTTTTCGTCGACGGCACGACGTCGATCAGCGCGAGCAATTCCGGGTCAAGCTCGACGATCTGTTTCGCAAACTTAAAGACGATGGCCGCTTGGTCGCGGTCGTTCGCCGCGGAATATATCTCGCCGTTCGGTATCGCCTCCGGCCCGACCAGATGCGCGAGCGCGATTGCCGCGATGAGCGCCGTCTTTCCATTCTTGCGCGCCATCGAGAGGATCGCGCGGCGAACGACACGACGGCCCGCGCGATGCGGCTCGTAAATGTCGCGGATGAAATCCTTCTGCCAAGTGTCGAGCTTGAACGGTCTCCCCGCGCCGTGACCAGACGGGACGGTGAGCTTCTGGATAAACGTGATGACGCGCTTCGCTCGTGCACGTCCCTCCGGCGTGCGCTTAGGCTCCGGGAAGGAGACCGTCGAATTTAGAGCGCGGCGGGTTTTCGTAGATTCCGGCTGCGATCCTGGCGCGGGCGAGAGGCGAGAGTCCAAATTCTCCGGCAAAGTTCACCATGTCTTTTGCTGCAACCGACGCGACTCGAACGAGCGGATTGACGACCGGCGTCCCGTGCGCGCCTTTAATCAGGATACCATGAGTGACGGGGTCCTTCGCCGCCATCGTCGCGAGCGTGGTCTCCGCCTCGTGCCATCGCGCGAATGCTTGGCAATAGGCTGCGAGGACGTTGAGGTCGAGCGTCGTTATCAGACGCAACCGGTAGAGCGACAGGACGATCCGCGCCCATTCGCCCTTGGCGATCTCGCTCAAAAACTCCGGCGGATCGGGCGGGCTCTCCGGGAGGTCCGGGACCGGCTCCGGGCGGATCGCCCGTTTCCCGGGATTGCCGCGGAGGACCTTCAAAGCCAATGGCGTCGGGGCGTTCATGCCGGATTTCCCTTGTTTTAGCGCGATCTGGCTGGTCGCGGGTTCGTGAAGCTAAAGGCTATAGGACCCCTTGACCCATAGGACCGATGGGCCTATGTATGATGCATCGAACGACGGCGCTTTGGTCGCCTATCCCCGGGTCCCCTGAAAAGGACCGGCCCAGACACGAGAGACCCCGACGGGGCGGGGCGACCAAAGCGCCACTAACGAACGGAGCGCCCGCCTCGCCCTCGGCGGATCACGCGAGACTAAGGGCAGAGACGCGGGCCGCCACGGCTGTAAGCCCCGATAAATCTCCGGCCCCTTTCACACCTTCAAGGGCAAATGCCCGGGAGACGACAATGACCACGCAATTCCAAGTCGGCAAAACCTACGCCACGCGCTCGATCTGCGATTACGACACGATCTATCGCGTCACCATTCTCGCGCGGACCGCAAAGACCGTCACCATCGCCGACTACAACGGCAAGCCTGTCCGCCGCGGCATCTCCCTTTGGGACGGCGTCGAGAGCATCAAACCCTTCGGTAACTATTCCATGTGCGCCATCATCCGCGCCGACAAGGACGTCGAGAGCGTGTGATGAAACCGACCCTCACGATCTCGACCGATTACGACGCAAAGCCCGGACAAGGTCGCTATGCCTTTGTTGTAGGTGGTCAGCAACAGATGCACGACGGCGGCCGTCATCGTGAGGCGCGCTTATCCTGTGCTGGGAAAGATTCGCGAGGTCGCGGCCGGCGGCGATCCGGTGCAATGGGCCAAGCTCATTAATGTCGTCCATCAGTTCGAGGCCGATGTCGAAGGGCCGCTGAATGACTGGGAGCGTAGGTGGCGATAGGCAATAAAAAGGTGAGACATGAACGAAGCCATCAGAATGACGCTGCTGTCCGCACAAGCGACAGACACTGCCGCCGTTACGGTCGGAACGGCCGATCTAGCTGCCGTTGTCGAGCAACTCACCGAAGCCGCCGCCTTCCTTGACGCGATGGCGGGCCGGTTGGATAGCTGGATGACAATCAAGGCTATCGAACATGCCGCCGCCGACTGCCGCGCGATGGCGAAGAAACTGCGGGGTGAGACATGAAAATCCCGATCGGAGCAAGTGGCGCAGCCCGCAGCCGAGTCGGTGGCGCAGCCGGCGACCGGAACGGGGCGCAAGGTACCTCGTCACGGAGGAGCACAAGGACGGATATCGCATTCTCGCGCGCGCCGAGACGCTCCAGAGCGCGCGGAATTTCATCGCCATCGAGAAGCACAAGCGCCAAGGGCGCAAGCCCGGGAGCAAACGATGAAATGGCTCGACAACGCCGCCGCGACGCTCGTCGAGGAGATCGCGGATTTTTTCTGCGCCGGGATGACCGCCGCAGCATATCTCGCCGTCGCTTGGGCGGCGCTCGCCCTGTTCCTTCGTTTCAACTCGCTCGCATAGAGGGAGGCAATCATGACGACTAAGCAACCGAAGATCGAACTACGCAAAGTCCGCGAGAGCCGCTCGCTCTCGGAGGAGACGCCCGCCTATTCCGCGGAGATATGGGTCAACGGCGAACCATTCTGCGCCGTCGACAATCACGGACAGGGCGGACCCGACATGCATCATCCGCTCGGCAAGGGCGGGACCCGCGAGGGCCTCTATCAGCAACTCGCAAACCTGGAGGCCGCGATCCGCGACACCTATCCCGCGGAGACTTTCGAGGCCGGAGGCGAGACGCATTCCTTTCCGTGCTCGCTCGAATTGCTCTGCCATCGCGAGCTTGACCGGATCGCGACGGAGAAAACCGTCAAGCGCATCCTCGCGACGAAAGTCCTCTGGCTCCGCGACGGCAAAGTGTTCCAGATCGCCGTGAAAAAAGGCGGGCTCCCCCGGGACAAGATCATCGCGCACGTCCGCGCGAAGGAGCCCGGAGCGCGCTTCCTTCACGACATGCCCCTTGACGAGGCGACGAAATATCTCGTCAAATAGGACCGTTAGTCCGCCATCCGATTTGAACGCAATCCCCGTCCCTATCGACCACTAGCCAAGGGCGAGCATGCCCGGGAGGACCCTGTGATCTCCATCACCAACAATCGAGGCCGCGCCGTAAAATTCACCCCGGAGCGGATCGAGCAAATCCGCAACCTTGTCGAGCGCGGGACCTCGCGCGAGGAGATCGCCGAGATCATCGGTTGCACGGTCGGATCGCTCCAGGTCACTTGCTCGCGGCTCGGCATTTCGCTCCGCCGTCCGCGCGCGCTCTCCAACGGAGTCGCCGCCTTGCCGCGCACACGTCCGCCGCCAATCCATCCGGCGTTCCCGCCGATCCCGCCGATCTCATTCCCGACGTCGCCACCGCTGGCGGACGTTCCCGGTCTCGCGCTCGTCCTCGTCGACGGCGACCGGCGTCGGGAAACTCCGCTCCCTGTCGACCGCGGGACCCTCCATCGGCTCGCGATGGAGGCCGCGATCCGCGGGGTCCCCATGGCCGTCATCGTGGCCGAATGGCTCGCCCGCGCCGCATCATTAAAGGATTAAATCCCTGGATTAACCTTAATCACGGGGTCCAGAGCGCCTAGGACCGCTTGACACCTAGGCCCGACGGTCCTATCTATGGGGGGAAGGACGGCGATCCCCGCTGTCCCGTTCCAAGGGCAAATGCCCGGGAGACCCGAATGCCCTACTTTTTCGCCACAGACCTCGTCGGCTTCCGCTCGACGACCCTCCGCGTCCGCGTCACGGAGCGCCGTGACGGATATGTGTGGGTCCGGACCGCGGACCTCCTCGACGCGGGGACCGCGCTCGTCCTTCGGGACGATCAAGTCCGGGAGGTCGCGCGATGATGACCGTCGTCAAATCCCCGCAAGCCCGCCTCCGCGAGGAGCTTGGCTTGCCCGCGCGGGTCTCCTCCTCGCGCGTCAATTCCGGCGACTGGATGGGCCTCAACACTGGCGACACGGTGACCGAGATCGACGGACGCCACACTGGCCGCGTCGAGGCGATCCATCACGGCGCATATGTCGTCGTGCGCTGGCACGAGACCAGATGGATCGAGACCCTTGAATTACGTCAACTCCAAAAGGTGACGCCATGACCACGACCGTCGACCTCAATCGCCTCGTGAACGCGATCCATCGAATCATCGAGGCCAATGATGCGGGCGTCCGCTCGCATGAGCCGATGGCGCTCCCGCGCGCCATCGCCGACGCAAAGACCATCGCCGACGACGTCTCCCGGACCTATTGCCTGGACGGGACCGAGATCGAGGAGGACGAGGACGAGCCCGAATTTGTCCCGCCTCCCGGCGTCATGACGTTCGAAGAATTCCAGGCGACGAAGAAATATAGCGACGACCTTCGCCGCGATCTCCCCGATCAATTCGCGCATGAGGATTATCCGGGCGTCCCGACGGGCAACATTTACGACGGGACCTATTTCATCGACGAGGTCCAGGACTGGTGGCCGGAGGAAGCTCGCGGCGCTGGACACTGGCACTTGATCCTGGAGCGGAGCGAATTCATCGAGCGCGATCTCGAATCGCTGGAGCGCCTCCTCTATCGCTTCGCCGTCCAGAGCGGAGGGCTCCGGCCATGACGATCTCCAAGGTCGCGCACGATGCGGCGGTCCGCTTCGTCGAGGACAGCGTCCGCCGCTACGGCCCCGCGAGCGCGCTCTCCCGCGCCCGCATGATGACCCACGAACCGCAATATCGCGGCGAGCGCCGCCGTCCGCAATGGCTCCGACAATCGCTCGACCTTCTCGACGCCCTCGCGCGCGAGGAGGAATTGAAAGGGCAACCGCTCACGGAGATCGAGCGCCGTGACCTCTACTCCAGGAGAGCACCATGACCGCCGCCCGAATTCTCGGAGCGATGTTTCTGATCGCCGCGACCTTGCCCGCGCGAGCCGCCGACATTCCCGTCAAGTATCGCGGCGAATGGTGCGACCACGGGAGCGGCAGCTATTTCGTGCCCTATGATCGCAGTCGGTGCAGACGCCATGGCGACGGTTATCTGCGCATTACTGCGACCGGCACCGAGTACGACCGCAACGCGGAAGACATTACGCATTGCCGCGTCATCAAGGTGCAGACACCGCCCGACGGCATCGGGCCGGACCATATCATCACGTTCACTTGTGGCGGCCGGACGCTGACGTCGCAATTCTATGCCACATACGAACACATGCGGCGCATCATCCGCCTCTACATCGAACCGCTCGACAGCGACCAGAAAGACTCCCCATGACCATCGGCATGAAGGTCTGCCCGTCGTGCAAGGGCGCGCGGAAGGTCACTATCGAGACCACGACGATCAATCCCGGGACGACGACGGTCGATCACATCACCGTCGATTGCGTGATCTGCAACGGGACTGGCGAGGTCACTCCCGCGCGCTTCGCCGCGATCCAGTCGGAGGCCGCGATGTGGTGCTCCTGCGGGAACGACAGCGGCGAGGCCGATTACCACGCCGACACGCGACGGACGAAACATCATTGGACCTGTCGCGACTGCGGCAAGGTCCTCCAGGTCGGATAAGGAGCGCGTCATGACCGGCCCGACCTCGCGGCAACTCGTAGCGGCGATCAACTCCATGATCGCGCGCGCGACCTCGCGCCGCTACGCCATCGCGCTCGATCTCCTCGACGATTCGAGCCTCCGCGAATTGATGCGCCTCCTCCGCGATCTGGAGGAGGAGAGCCGCATGGCCGCGCGTCGCGCGCAATTGCAATCCTGGAGGAGACCATGACCGACGATCCTTTCGAGCGCGTCCGCCGCAAGATGCTGGGCGATATCGCGCGCATCGGTCGCACGGTCCTTTGCGTCGGCGGCGATCCCGCGCCGTTCTGTTACACGGTGGGCAATCAACTCGTCGGCCTCCCGGAGCTTCTCATCATCGGGACGCTCGACGGATGGGCGCTCAATCCGCTCTCCGAGATCATGATCTCCCGCGGGCGCGGCTTCGATCACGACG